CTTGCCAGAGCAGCTGCAACCGAGCTTGCACAAACGTCTTTGCTGAAAAGCGGAACGTTATTGAGAACCGCATTTGAAAAAATGGGACTCCTTGAGACTGAGGCCGCAACCGTTACGACCAACACCACAAAATCAGCATCAACGTCAACAGCAGCAGCGAACGATACCCTTGCCATAGCTCCGGTAGTAGGGGCAAAAGGGGCGGAATCGGTTGCTGACATCCCCTATATCGGCCCTGTATTGGCTGTAGCTGCTTTCGCCGCCATGATGGCTCTTGTCCTTGGTAGCCGTGGCCATGCCGTCGGCTCTTGGGATGTTCCCGGCGATATGATCACGAAGATCCACAAAGGGGAAATGATCATTCCGGAGCAATTTGCCCAGAATATGAGAGAAGGCGGGACGATGGGCGGCGGCGGTGCAACCCATATTCATATAAACGCCGTGGATGCAAAGAGCGTCAAACGGTTGTTTAACGACAATGCAGCGGGCGTTTCCGAAGTTTTGAGGCGTCAAGCCCGGAACTTTTCACCCCAGGGGCGATAGATGAGCAATTCAATCTTTCCTACTCTCCCCGGCCTGGCCTGGAATGTTGTGATTTCTCCGACTTTCAGCACAGCTATAAAACGGGCAGTCTCTGGCCGCGAACTCCGGGTTGCCTATGCTGCCTATCCGTTGTGGAAGATCAGTCTTTCTTTTGAGTTTCTGCGGGACGGAAACAGGGGTGCGGATCTTGACACGCTTGTCGGGATGTTCTTGCAGATGAAAGGGCAGTTCGACTCCTTCCTTATCTCTGTTCCCATGGACAACTCTGTAACCCTGGCGAATTTCGGAACCGGAGATGGAGTAACGACCGGCTTTCAGCTCCGGCGCGGATTCGGGCAGGGAGGATTCAGTTTTCAAGAGCCTGTCCAAAATACGAATTCAACCCCGCTGATTTACAAAAACGGCGTTCTGCAGACCGTCAACACAAATTATACGATTGATGCAAACGGGCTTGTGACATTCACGGTAGCGCCTGGCAACGGCCTGCCCTTGACCTGGACCGGCACATATTATTACCGGTGCCGGTTTCTTCAGGATATGGCAGACTTTTCCTTGTTCATGCAGGATCTTTATGAGCTGAAAAAACTTGAGATGATCGGGGCCCCGGGGAATCGAGTGTAATGAAAAATATATCAGGCGGCCTGCTCACCTATTTACAGACGAATCAACGGTTCACTCTGGCTGACCTTTACACGATCACTCTGGTTTCCGGAACCGTGCTTCGATTTACGGATTTCGATACTGATTTGGTCAATACCTTTACCTATTCAGCATCCGGGCCGGTCTTCAGCCGGGGGCAGGCCAGAATCACAATCGGCCTGGAGGTCGACACGCTCGATCTTGAAATCTACCCGAAAACAACCGACCTGGTGAACGGCTTGCCGATGCTGGCCGCTGCTGCTGCTGGGGCCTTCGATGGTGCAAACCTGAAACTTGAACGGGCTTATATTTCTGCGGCCCCGGTGCTGGTCGGTGTCATCAATCTTTTTTCCGGTTCGTTTGCTGACCTGGAAATTGCAAGGGCCGGGATGAAATGCCGGATCAATTCAGATGTTGCTCAATTCAACATCAATATACCGAGGAACCTGTACCAAGCGAATTGCCTGCATACTCTTTACGATGCAGATTGCGGCATCGTGCGGGCCACGTATGGCGCTCTTGTCTCTGACATAGGGTCATCATCAACCATAAATATCAATTGCAATGCAGCCCAGGCCGCTGGGTATTTCAACGGTGGCTATGTTGTCTGGAATACCGGGGCGCTGGCTGGTATCAAGCGGACGATCAAATATTACGTCCCTGGAAATTTCGCAATTTTCAATCCTTTGCCGAACGCCCCTTCCCTGGGAGATACTTTGACGCTCTATCCTGGCTGTGACAAGTCGTTGTCCGTCTGTATCAACAAATTCAATAATAAAGCGAATTTCCGGGGTATGCCCTTCATACCAGTACCAGAGACAGCCATATGAATGACTTGATCAATGATAAAGTGCTGGTAGAGGCAATGACGTGGATGAGAACGCCTTTTCACCACAAAGGATGCATCAAGGGCGTCGGGGTCGATTGTGCCCATTTCGTTATTGGCGTCTTTCTAAATGTCGGTGTCGGGCCAGATTTGAAAGTCGAGGATTACCCACCAGATTGGCATATGCATAATGGGGGAGAACGGTTCCTTGATTACGTCCGCCAATATTGTGACCAGGTGGAAGAACCGAGGCCTGGTGACATTGCGATGTTTAAATTTGGGCGATGTGCTGCTCATGGTTCGATTGTTGTTGAATGGCCGAAAGTTATCCATTCATTTTTTCGGCAAGGTGTCGTTATCTCGTCCGCTGATGGCCCTGAATTGAAAGGCAGATTGCATTCCTTTTGGAGGGCCAAGTAAATGGGTGGCGATAGTTCAAACCCTATTAATCAGGTCGACCCTGTTGCTACTGCAATCCAGATGCAGACGTCCTGCAATGGAAACCCGATCCCTATCGTTTATGGCCGCACTCGCGTAACTGGAAACATAATCTGGTATGGAGATTTTACTGCGGTCCCGCATGTCAACCCAAACGGCGGCGACGGAGGCGGCAAAGGTGGCGGCGGTGGCGGCGGATCGGCTCAGACCTCATGGACATATACAGCCTCTTTTGCAATGGGACTGTGTGAGGGTACGGTTGGGGATATCCTTTCGATGTGGTCGGGGAAGTCTCATACTCAAGGCTTTGACACATCGTCAACCCTCGGATTCTTTTCCGGTCCCTATCCACAAGGGACATGGCCTTATATGGACAGCTTACACCCGGATCAGAGCCTGACCTATTCGGGCATTGCTTATATCATAGGACAAAACTACAACCTCGGCACGGATACAAATATGCCAGCGTTCTCTTTCGAGATCCACGGTAAGTTTCCGGATCCGGCCTTTGGCTTCCAAGGGGCAAACCCGAAAGATATTGTTTATGACCTGCTCACGAATGCACATTATGGGGCGGGCTTTGCGTCTTCGAAGATTGCCGATCTGACTTCATACCTGAATTACTGTGGAGCCATGGGCCTGTTTTTATCGCCTGTGTACGATACTCAAATTCCCGTTGCACAAATTCTCACGGACCTGATGCAGATCACGAATTCAGGAATCTATTTTTCTGAAGGTGTCCTGAAGATCGTACCGTATGGCGACCAGAACGTCACCGGAAACAATTACACCTACACGGCGCCGTCATCGACGCTCATTAACCTGGGCGATGATGACTTCATCGTTGATTCTCCCTCTGATGATCCGGTGCTTGTCAAAAGAAATGCCATTCCGACCACGGCAAACACGTCAAGTGATGCCTTCAATCAGGTTTCGCTTGAATACCTGAACAGGTTGAATGAATACAACCCGGAAGTAGTCATGGTGCAAGACCAGAATTCCATCGACACTTTCGGCCTGATACCAATGTCAAGCCTTCAAGCACACCAGATCACCGACCCTTCAGCAGCTTATACCGCTGCATCGCTGATAGTTCAGAGATCTGTGTATATCCGGAATCAATACGAGTTTCGTCTTGGCTGGAATTACGCTTACCTTGAACCGACTGATATAGTTACCCTGACGGATTCAGGGCTTGGGGTGACTCTCAAGCCTGTCCGTATTTTGATCGTTGAAGAGGATGAAAAAGGAACACTGTCTATCACTGCCGAAGACGCCCCTCCAGGAGTTGCAAGCCGTGTTTGGGCAACACCGGGGACCGGATCGGGATATTCAGCAAACTATAATGTTTCCCCGGGCAATGTCTTCACTCCGGCCTTTTTTGAGCCACCTGTCCAGGACGTAGCCGGAACAAGCGGAATTGAGGTATGGGTCGGGGCAACAGGACAAGCGGGAAATACCGGATGGGGTGGCGCTAATGTCTGGGTATCAAATGACGGGAATTCCTACACTCTGGCCGGCCAGGTAACGGCCCCGGCGAGAGTTGGTCACCTGACGGCAAATCTTGCCGCAGGATCGGCAGGACCGCTAAGTCTTCAACTTGACGGCCTGGGTGGACAAATAATCGGAGGATCTGCAGCAGACGCGGCAAATTTGAGCACCTTGCTTTGTATCCTGGGCGCGAATCCTGAATTTGTAGCGTATCAGGGTGCAACGTTGACGGGAGTCAACGCTTATAGTCTTTCCGGCCTGATTCGGGGGGCGTATTCTTCCACCAATGGCGCGCATAATATCGGTGACGTGGTCGTGAGGGTGGACGGGGCGATCGCCAAAGGCAACCCCCTTGATATTAGCATGATCGGAAAGCCGATCTTTTTCAAATTCTGCTCGTTCAATATCTACGGGGCAAATACACAGAACCTTGCAGATGTCCCTGCCTATCAATACACGGTTACAGGGTCGGCGTTAAAAGCGCCTCTTGCAAACGTCACCAACCTTTTAAGCGTCTTCAAAGGTTCGCTTGCCGTCCTTTCATGGGATGTTGTCATCGATCCGGTCAGAACCGTCGATTATGAGGTCCGGAAGGGGGCAACCTGGGCAACGGCTCAAGTTCTCGGCCGCACATTGGCCACAACGATCAATGCTGACGGTGACGGCGTTTATTGGGTGTCTGCACATTCGGACCTTGCCTATTCATCCGCGCCAACCTCAATCACAATCGTTGGGGCTGCTTTAATCAAAAATGTTGTGGCGACGGTGGACGAATTCGGGACCGGATTGCTCGGAACATTGGGCGGAGGTGTTTGCATCATCAATGGAAATATTTCTCTTGGTGGCGCCTCAAGTTTTTCCACCATCACGACATTATCTACCATCCCTGACGTGGGGTTCTTCGGAGGTGTTTCTTCTTCCGGATCCTATACGATACCGGCAACTCATGAGGTGGACATCGGCAATAGTCAACCCTGTAATTGTTCCGTCAGTTATACGGTCAGATCAGACAACCCTTTCGACCTCTTTTCGAACGTCTCCGATGTCGCGGCCTTGGCCAGTATAGCCGGGAATTACAGCGGCCAATCCGGCGTTACGATCCAGATTGCCACATCCGATAATAGTGGCACATATGGCGCGTGGGTCGATTTTGTTCCAGGTGCCTACAATGGCAGGAAGTTCAAATTTAAGGCGTTGCTTTTCAGCACGGACCCGTCAGTATTGGCTCTGATAAGCTCATTCGTTTTCACGGTTGACGTCCCGGATAGAAATGATCGTGGCACTGCGGTTGCAATTGCAGCAGGCGGAACCTCTATTACTTATCTTACCCCGTTTCAGGTTACTCCAAATTTGCAAATCACAATCGTCAACGCCTCTCAAGGTGATGATGTTTTGCTTTCAGCGCAGACAGCATCGGGGGCAACTATCCAAATTGTCAATGGCGGCGTCGGTGTCGAAAGAACCATAAACTGGCTTGCTCAAGCCTATTAAGGAGAGAGGAAATGTCGCAAGGATCTAATGTAATTTCAGATGGAAGTGGGGCCGCTGTATTGTCGGCTGTGAATACTGCCCTTGCTGCCCTTCTGACACAAAATTCCGGGGCGTCGGCTCCAACAAGCCCGTCTGCCTTTATGTTCTGGGCGGATACCAATAGCGGAACCCTGAAAATGCGGGATGCGGGAAATTCATTCTGGATTATTATCGGCCCGCTCTCCGGAATCAGTCAGCAGATTCGACAACTTGCAGCTTCGGTTTCTGCGAATGCCCTGACTTTGACCCTGAATCCTTGTTCGGTTGATTTCAGATCGTCAAGCCTTCCAACTGGCTCGGTTAATACTCGGCAGGTTGGTGCTGCAATCTCCGTGGTTGTTCCATCCGGTGCTACCCTTGGAATGACAAATGCCACAGCTGCGAGGCTGATTATCCTGGCGATTGACAACGCCGGGACGGTAGAGCTTGCGGTCGTGAATCTGGCGGGAGGTAATGACCTTACCGAGACTGGCGTTATCAGCACCACGGCCCTGAGTGGATCGTCAAACTCAGCCAATATAATCTATTCCACCACCGCACGGACAAACGTTTCTTATCGGATTGTTGGTTATGTGGATGTGACCGAGACGACGGCGGGAACGTGGGTCGCGGCTCCAAGCACAGTGCAAGGAGCTGGAGGACAGGCGTTGGCCTCAATGTCGGGGCTTCCGGCAGGTGCTCTTTCTTATAGAAACTGGGTGGCCACCTCTGTTGGAGTGAATAATTTAAGTTGTGTTATCTCAGCAGACGAGATTGTTTTAGAAAATTCTTCAAACCTTCCTTACACCGCAAGATCTGTATCTCTGACTATAAATGCTAATGGAACCGTAGGCGCTCCCCAGAGCATAATGCAGACGAGAGCCGCCAACACATTTTATTATATTTGGATTTGGAGAAATGCGACACTCGGTGTCACAGGTGTTCTTGACAATAGTTCGACTTCTCCCACTCCCCCAACAGGATATGTATTGGGAGATTATAAAGCCAGGATGCCAGGTCCGCAATTGACCGATGGATCTGGGACCAAGTATTTGATGCAGCAAAAGACGATCAACAAGGAAACTATTCCCGTTCTGTTGGCGGGTTCCAATACCACCGCCCCGGCCACTATGAGTAATGGTGCACAGGGAACAGCGCCAACCACATGGGCCGCCGTCGCCATCGGGGCATTCGTTCCGCCAACGGCTACTAAAATAAAGATAACACTGATACCTGGATCTACTACCGCAACAGTAAACGCTGCTCCTAGCAACCTGTACACAACGACAAATGGGTCAGCGAATCAAGCCCCATTCTGCTTAGTTGTTGGGACTTC